AATTTGCCCCCATGTATCCGTTTTTTCGCCATCAGCTATTTTTTCTATAGCGTTGTTTAATGTCCATGTACTAGGCATTTACTTTCTCCTATGCCGCTTCTGACCAAGTGTCACTTGGGTCACTTACTTTCGTCCAAGTATCTGAAGGTGATGCGGCTTCCGTCCACGTTCCACTTGCACTTGGCTGAGTTGACCATACAGTATCATCATCTGCTTGATTTGCCCAAATATTAGCGTGACCTTCTTGAACATCCCAAAAAAATCTCATTGCACCGGTTGGAGCACCAGTGCTTATATCTTGAAAGGTAAAATTATGGCCTTGTATAAACCCAAGCGCATCAACTAATGGTGTGCCAGATGTTATATCACTTAAAGCAAAATCTACCTGATGCGTGACAGCTAACGTATCAACTACTGGCTGTAACCCAATAGCTTGCGTAGAAACACTAATTGAGTTGCCCATGCCATTGCCGTGAACGGTACAATAATATATTAGACTGCTTGGAGCATCAGATGCGACTAAGATTGTTACGGTAGCACCAGACTGCCCTGGTGTTCCGGATGCTGTTACACCAGCTGTATAGCTGTTTCCAGAACCATCTTTAAACCGTAAGGGATGTCCGTCGTTTGTCGCATCGCTTACATCAAAAACATATTTCTGCCCTCTAACTAAAGAAAGCGTTGGATTGCTTGCCCCATCAATATAAAATTTATTACCACCGTTATCGGCAACCGTAACAGAGTAATTTGTAACTTCTGGCCCTAAAGAATTAAAACTAAGTACATCTGTAAATGATGTTGTAAGGGTATCAACCGTTGGTGCGCCAGTTGTAATGTCACTGAGTGTAACAGCTACGGTTATTTGTGCCGCTAGGCTATCTACAACAGGTACACCTGTCGTTATATCATCAAACACTAGGTTTGACGTGACGGATAAGTTAAGCTGATCGACAACAGGAACGCCAGAAGTTATGTCGCTCAGAATAAACTGTTCATTTTCTGCAATTGTTAAGCTGTCAACAACTGGTGTTGTTGTAATGTCGCTTAAAACAATCTCATAATTTATTATTTGAACACCACTATCTGCCAGTGGCGCACTAGCTAGTGGTGTAAAGCCTAACATATCTTATGACTTCCAGTAAGTCCGACCTGTTGTAATCACAGAGTTTATTCTAGTCATATCTTTACTAGCGTCTGTATATTTGCTGTCTAGCACTTCCATTTCTAAATGCATGACCATGCCGCCAACTGCTTTCTTTTTTTCACTGTCGGTTTCATTCTCCATTTTCATGCCGCCCATAATGTTTTCTATGCTGTCACACATATGTAGCAACTTCTGATAGTCACGGTCTAATTCATTAACAGCCATTTTATTCTCCTTCTAACGCTGTTATTCGCGCTGTCAGCGCATCTACTTTTGCCGACAGTTGTTGTACGGCTTTCACTAAAATCGGATATGACCTAACATAATCCGCTTCTAACTTTTCTGGGTTTTCCCAGTTTACTAAACGTGTTCTCGATGTAGACGAATGGTCTAGCTCAACGTCATACAAGTCTTGTGCAATGAAACCCATGTCAGGCTTTGCGCCTAAGCTTCCGTCTCGACGATTCCAAGTAAACTGAACAGGGCGCATATCGTTGATGAAGTCTAGACCATAGCTCAAATCTTCTATTGCAGTCTTGTCGCGCTCATCTGATAAACTAGAGATTGTCTGCACGTTACAACGTAGTGATGTAATATCATTGTCGCCAAGAGTAATCTCGTTTGTTGCCGTTTGGCTTGACGGTATTGCTTCGTGACCAAGACACATTACATTTGAGCCTGTAGTAAGTCCACCTGCGTTAGAGGTATCCTGCATATACCCTGCTCGCATACCTACAAATGTATTATTATCTCCTGTTGTAACAAAATAACCTGCGGCACTACCTACACCCACATTGAAATCACCGCTTGTTACATTGCCTAAAGCGTCAGTGCCGTAAGCATTATTGTAAGTACCACTTGTTAAGTCTCTGAGCGTACTACTACCACATGCCGTATTTCCGTTTCCTGACCCACCACTATAGCCACACGCATAGCCGATAAATGTACAATAATCACCACCATCCATGTCGTAGCCAGCCTGTGAGCCTATCATAGTGCAGTAGTCACTTTGTCCGTTTGCTGAATACTGAACTTGATAGCCGATAGAAGTACCGTGTTGATGATTAACTCTTGATTGATAACCAATAGCAATCCCATTAGTGGAGTTAGTGTAAATCATTTCTGCATCATAGCCGACTAGTACATTCCTATCGCCGCTATAGATAGCACCGCCAGAACCGTATCCAATCGCAACATTGTAATATGGGTCAAGTGCACTAGCACGGCCTAAAGCATCATAACCAACAGCAACAGATTGGTAATGATTGCCGTCGGACATGGAATATGCCCCAACTGCTACACATTGATCTGCCTGACAATCATTTGCAGCATTGTACCCAATGGCTACTTGGTAATCTTTGCCAGATACATTATAATTCCCTGCATAAGCACCTAGAGAAACATTGTAACTTCCAGTTGAACCTCTCCCAGAATCCCTTCCCATTGCTATATTATAACTACCTGTAGTGGTATCATAAAGAGCAGCATAACCGACGCCCATATTATTTGTGCCTGTTGTTAGAGCCAGTAATGCGGAATTTCCGCAAGCAGTATTAATACCACCTGACGTAGCATTTGTTAGTGCATTATGACCAACAGCAACATTATTAGCACCAGTTGTTAGTGTATCTAAGGCATTTTCACCTATTGCATAGTTATATGCCCCACTCCCAGCACTATTTGGTTGAGCATTGCCCCACAACATAACATGACCTGTTTGATTGGGTATCGTGACGGTTCTATCAGCCGTTGGGTCTACTACTGTAACTGTAGTCTCATAGTCATCATCAGTTGCGCCTTCAAAGACAATATCATTGTCTCTTAATAATAAATCTTTGTATAATGCAATACCATCACTATTTAGCTGCATTTGAACTGCGTTTGCTGCTTTTATTCTTAATCGGTCGTGATAATAGTTATATTCTAATTGACCAATACCTTGTTGAGCATCGGTTGAGAATTGTATATTACCTGATCCATTAGCAGGTGTGTAAAGCGTTATACCTGCTGGATAACTATTAGCGGAAGTAATTATTAAGTCATCTGCACTAGTACTTGCATTAGGACTACTATTATTAGTGCCTAAGACAGCTTGATCTGCGATTAACGATCCTGTTGTATCATTGCCTACTATAAATAAATCTTCATTTGCAGCCGTGATAAACACAACCGCACTGCCACTTAGATTGAGCAGTGACCCTGTGGAACTTTCAGTTAGCGTTCGAGATAACGTAGTGCCAGAAGCAGTATATGTGCCAGTACCAATCTCCCAAGCATTGCCATCTTCTATGGTGTAACGTACCGTTTGCCCATCTGTAATGCCCCCATCTGCAAAAGATTGATAACCGGTTTCGGCACTTCCTAAAGTTATTGTGCCAGTACCAGTTGTGCTTGTGGCAACTTTTACTCTATTGGCTAATGTAACCATGCTTCACCTACGATGGGTCAGGAATTTCTATGTCAAAGGCTACTGATGTCCACGTATTACCAGAAACAACTGACTGTGAAGTTGTAAGAGTACCTGTCGCTAATAATCTTGTTGCAGATACATCCGTAACAGCATAGTGAGTTGCAGTGCCAGTACCAGTAACCGACCCATCTGATATTGCCGCACATCTTGTTTTTCTGCCTGACGTATCGCCATTTTCCGGCGCACCAAACGAAACAGACGTACTATTGCCTAACGTATACGTGCTTGTGGCTTCCGCATAGCTTGTTGCTTCTTGTGAAGTTATGTCAATGCGATCCGCCTCTGTATCTAGCTTTGCTAGTGCAGCGTCCAGTACATAATCTGCTAATGTTGCCATATTATTCTCCTAATAAGTATTAACTTGCATCCTAAGACCAGAGCCGCCATATTTAGCTTTTTCATTGTTGCTATTTATACCATCTATAGCGCCCTGGTATAACGTAGCCCATGTGCCAATCCTCGCATCGTCAACGAGGTAGGGCGCTGAATGAACTAATGCCCCATACAAATAAGCATCAGGGAAATACTGCAATATCCAGTTAGAGGTGTTGCTATCACTCAACGGCGCAGTTTGTGCATAATAATATAACTCGCTGGTGTATGCTGAGTCTGGAGTAGGCCAAACCTCTAATTGACCTGCAATAATTGCATAAAACTGTGGTTTGCCAGATGCATCTGCGTTGCCTCTGCGGTACGTTTGCAAAGATAATGGCGTAACTAACTCGATTGGTCTTTCATCATCATCTAAGTGAAACCTAACAGCTTCCATAAATCCACTAGGTAAAGCAGTGTACCTCGCATCAATATTTGCCGTTGACCTTTCTTCCATGCGCCAATGCCTAACTTTTCGATCCATATCAGCCTCGGCAAGAGAAATAAAATCGCCAATAACGGTTGTTAGATCATCTCTATCAAGCCAATCAGCTATGCTTGCTTTTAGCTCTGCGTATGTCGTTAATGCCATCTACGTCCTCACTGAATTTTTACCACGACAACCCCAAGCCTTGCGCCGCACCTTAACTTTGGGCGTGCGCTTCTGGCTTACCGTTCTTGCGCAATATGCCTTGCCTCGTTTTGTGCCAGGAGAGGACACGCGCCGACGTGTTTTGCCATCAGGGTCTTTGTAAGTCGTGCCATCTGCAAATTTTTTGCTTGCAGATATTTTTTTTCGCTTGGTAGGCATCTCTACATACCCATCGCAATTGTTAATTCATTGATCTTGTTCTGCACCAATCGCTGCCGTTCAACAGATGGTAATGTAAAAAAGCCAACGCCCATCTCATCAGCAACAATATTGGTTGCAATTTCCTCAACCATGTTTTGCTGCGGCGTTACCTTGGCTGTGTTCACCGGTGAAGCAACATCTGCAACTGGAAACGCAGAAGGTGCCGTAGCCTCAAAACCACCGCCAACTGCATATGGATTGGTAAACGGTACTGTTACGCCTTCCATTGGCTGCATAGACATATCTGGCATCATAGGTTTGCTCACTGCATTATTCTGCATAGGCATAGGT